TAATTTTTCTTCTAGCTTGACTAACAAGCGAACGTCTTGAACGTTATATTCTACAAACTTATCCCAATCCACATCAGCTAGTTCACTTAGATTCGAATTACCGTAATCAATCTTAGATTCTCCAAGTTCAATACGCGCAATATTGTCTAATTTGTAATTCTCCCTTAAAACTAAACAAAATCTCTTGTAGATATCTAGATAATCTAGACACGACACACCGTCTATAAACCATCTTGTTTGTTCTCTACCGAATTGACCTCTCAATGTTTTGCTGTATACCCTACCCATAGGGCTTAGTCTGCCTACAGTTTCATCATCAAACAGAACCCTTATACGGTTAACTAGATAAGGTAAGTCAAATAGTACTGAGTTCCAACCCATTATTACATCCGGGTAATCACTTTCAATAAATCCGATAAACTTACTAAGCATTTCTTTCTCTGTTTTACAAAAGATAAACTTGTGATCTTGTGTTATTTTTGCGTAAGGCTTAGTACCCCATGTTACATATTTGTTGGAAAGACTATCGTAAATAGTAATAATATTGATACAATGATTGGCTTGCTCTACATTAGGAAAGTCATCAACAGAATAAGTTTCTATATCTAAGAAAAATATTTTTAGTTGATTTTTCGAAAAGTCTGCAGTTTCATTATGTTCCCAAAAATTATCAATTAGAAACTGTTGTGCGGGTGAAAGGTTTTCGAAAACCCTCGTTATTCCAGATTCTTTTAGATACTTAGATTTTTCAAACTGATTCTTAAAAACTTTCTTTTTTAAATTAGTATTAAAAATACTAATAGCGTCTTTAGAATTATTTGATTCTAGATATATGTAAGGTTTATAGGTAGAGTCTATAGCAATTCTATTACCATTAGTATCCCAAGTAAACAACCTTATAAGTTCTTGTCGAGGGTCGTATGCTATATTTCTATAACCAATCATTATACTATTATAATTGCAATCATGCTCTTAGCAATAAATTATTATATGGAGAAGATAATTCAATTTTTTGATAATAATTTGCCTTGCCCGTCAGAAATTCCTGATTGTGAGAAGAGGAGAGTCGAGTATGCGGAAAAACTAGATAATTTAAAACGATCGGGCGGTTGTAGTAAATGTGCAGAAAATAGACTCAAAAACGAATTTATTCTTCTTCTACAACACTTAATAAATACTAACCAAGTCCGTTAATCTTATTAAGTATCTTACGCTCAGGGCTACCGTAGGGGTAATTAAACAATTCATAATAGGCCTCAATATTATCTTCCATCCATCTTTGGTCTGCATTCTTACGCGCAGCAGAACAAATATTCATATATCTGCCCTTCTTGCTTAAAACATCCCTAACAATTTTGACCATCTCATCGCCTGTTTTAAACCTGAACTCGGCATCTTTATATGTACAGAGATCTTGACATGCAATAGGAAGACCTAGACAATTCGCCTCAATCCATTTTAAGTCCGATTTACTTTTATTAAATGTATTATCCTGTAGAGGAGCAACAAGCATGTTCACTTTAAGGTTTTTAAGCTTCTCCCCATAGTTATATAGATTTACCCATGGGTGAAACTCTACCAAACCTCTCTCAACTAACGGTCTTATTGGTAAGGGAAATGCACCTAAAAATACCCACTGAAACTCATTATAAGTTTCGTAAATTGCTTTGACTACATGGGCAAAATCATCATTCTGTTCTACTCTATTTTCAACATCAAAGTGTGCGCCTGACCCTGCATATAAAATTCTTGGCTTATTCTTATATGTATCGTAATTGGAGCTAATAGACTTTTCATCATAAAATCTACCTAGCCAAAACTTTGGAGGGAAATTAGGAATAATTGAAATGTTTTTATGACCAGTCTTTTCCGCATAGTAGTCCTTCATAAACTGACAGGTAACGGTTATCTCGTCACACAACGACATAATCTCTTGAGCGTTCTTACGTATTTCAGGATCAACGAAAGCCGTTTTGAATTTATTGTAATCAGGTATGTCTTCATGGAATACTAAGTCATCAATTTCATATATAATCCTAAACCCATGATGCTGGGATACCTCTCGTAAAAACTTAACAAATTGCAATTGCGAGGAGGTCGCTTGACGTTGCACTCTTACTACCTTTACGTTTTGATACCACCGTGGGTCCAGTACCATAACCGTACTACCATGCACTGTCATTCGTCCAAAAGCATTAAGTAAATGCTCAGGCCAGATCATACGCCAAAAGCCACAACCAGAATAATCAGCGTAGTATTGTATTGCGCGTGGAAGATGAACATCAGGAGGTGGTGAATTATCAGGTTGTAGGGTTGGCTTTTGAGATGCAGTAGGCACATTAAGAGTGCCAGCTAACCCAGGTTGACGTAGAATAGGGGGTGTGAATTCGCCAGTAAAAAACATTTGTATTAAATATTCCTTTCTTTGTTAAAATCAAGTCCCTCGTGATAATAAAGTTGTTATACCATTGCGTTTCTCTAAGGTTATTAAATCACCGTTTACAAATTTGGCACACTCTTTTCTATGAGAAATTATATAAATACCAAAAGTATTCTTAGTTACAAACTCGTTTAACAAATTTAAAACTAACTCTACACCTGTCTCATCAAGACTTGTATCGAGTAGTTCGTCATAAAATTGAATATTATAAAATATGTTACCCTGGAGACGAAGCATATCTATAAAAGTAAACATGATGGCTAGGTCTATAGCTTTTCTTTCAGCTCCGCTGAAATTAAAATAGCTTGTAAGTTTGCCTTTTTCATTAATAATCTGCTCTTCAAAATACTCGTTGAATGTAATAATAGCAGTGGAATTTAACTTCTTAAGATAGTATGTAAGCTTGTTGTTAAATAGGTCTAGTATTCTTCTTACAATAAGACTCTTTACACCCTCTTCACTTACAATAAACTTAACCGTATCCATTAGATTTAATACTTGCTTCAAGCTTGTTACCTTATCTGTAAGTTCTTTTAATTTCTGACTAGTTTCATTTATGGTAGATGTAAGAGACAAGCTAGTATCTGTCAAATGCTGTAAATCTTGCTCTACTTGCTCGTTGTACTGAATTAATTGAGCTGCTCTTTTTGCATCATTTTCCTTTTGCTGTTTTTGTAATTTACCCTGATGTATATTATTTTGACCTGTTTTAATTGCATCATTAATCTTTGTCTTAAGGATATTAAGCTCATTAATCTTCACATCAAAAGCTTTGATCTCTTTTTCTCTTGAAGCGATTTCAGCCTTTAATGTGGTTTTACTGCTTTTGATATTCTCGTGATCGTGGCTCGTAATTGATCTTAAGCATGTAGGACAGACATCCTTATCTGTACCTATCTTACTCATGGTCGTAAAACATATATCATTAGTTGTTTCAAGCGCTGTCATTTGTTTGCCTAGCTCTTGTATTTGTTTGTTGCAATCTTCTAGTTTTGTAGTTAGTAAGGAAACGTTTTTAGTAATTTCTTCGACATTAAGTTCTTTCTCTGAATTATTTTTCGCATTAAGTACGTTTAATTCTGTTGTATTGTCTACTCTTCTTTTCTCTAAAAGAGTCTTTCTAGCAATATAATCGTCATGAGATTTTTTTTGCTGCTCTAGCAGTGTATCGATAGATTTTTTTACTTCCTCTTCTCTAGCACTTTCAATTTCATATGTTGATTTTATATCAGACTGTTCGTCTCTTAATTGAGAAAGCATTTTGCTAAAAATTTCTAGATTAAAAATACTTTCTATAAATTTTCTTTTTTCAAGCTTTTTCTTAGCCATAAAAGGTGTTGTATTATTAACGGTCATAACAACACAATTTTGAAACAATTCAGAATTACATCCGATTAGTGAAATAATATAATCTGTAGTGTTGGCTATACTATCTCTTGTTACATCACGTTGATTATGAAAAAGATAGCATCTACTCGGTTCAAGTGTTCTTACAATTTCATATTGATCTGTTTTCTTGCCTGCTGTAATACAAAAAGAGAGTGAAACTTCACAAGTTTGACCTGTAATATTGTTAAGTATAAATTCTTTTCTCAGCTCTCTAATTGTAGAGCCAAATAAAGCAAAATGCATTGCGTCTGGTATAGTGCTCTTACCTACACCGTTTCTTCTATCAATTTGATCTCGATTAATGCCAGTGATACCGTGCAATCCTGGTCTAAAGTCAATTATCACCGGTGTGTTGCCTACACTTAGAAAATTCTTTATAATTAACTTTTCAAAAATTACTTTTTTCATTTACAATTATTATAAAGTGAGATTGTGTAATCTATCACTTCTTTTTTGTTTTGAATATCCAACATATTAACAAAATCCGTTATTGCTTGAGTTATATCAACACCGCTTAAATCGAGATCGTTTTGACCTGTATTACCAAATTTATCAAAAGCTGCTGACTGATCAACCACTAGGCTCTGCGGCTTGAATCCACCTAATTTAACAGTTATTTTTTCTAGATCATTATTATCAATAATTTTATCTACAGCTAGCTTAATAATATTATTTTTAAATAACTCCTTTCCCTTTTGATTAAAATTGTCTATTTTAATGAGTTCTGATAGATTTAATTTGATATGTTTAGGTGATACATTATTAGGGTAGAACGTATATGAAGAGTCTTTTAAATCCAATATATAATACCCTTTAGTTGTTTGCGTGTCACCAAAATCTAATTCAAAAGGACACCCAACATATAATATAGTACCATTCTCATATTTTCTTTCCTCTCTCAAATGAAAATGTCCTGATATGATAAGCGGGGAGTACTTGAGTAGCTCTTTTGACTTAATACCATCTTCACACATCTTATATGCATTCATCTTAAAACTTTCAATCTCAAAATGTCCAAACAGTATATCGCACTGCTGCAGTTCCTGTACATTTGTACCCCATGGGGCAAAAAATAACTCCTTACCATTAACTTGCCTAAGGCAAGGCTTGTCTATAATCTCTATATTTTTCCGGCCATTTAATATACTAATACTATTTACCCTGCTATCGTGCTTGTAAAAGCAATCATGATTACCTGTTATCATGGTAATGTTGAAATCTTTAAAAGCATCTAAAATGCTAGATGCGTGATGTAGAGTATTAACTGTTATTTCACTTCTACTATGAAAAAAATCACCACAAAAAACAATATCAGTAATATCTTTATCTAATAATTCATTCTTTATCCAATTAGCCCATGCTAGAGAAATATCGTGCCATGTTGAGCTGTTCAAATGAACACCCAAATGTAGGTCGGAAAATACAGCTATCTTAGAATTCTGCTTCATTAATAACGCTTAAGCGTTACTTTGATTATATATACTATTATCTAAAACTCCATGATCTTTTGAGCAGACTCTGATCCCAGTTTCTTCTTCGTCTCTATTAATTAGACTATCATAATTTCTTTCTCTAAAGTCAGCAATAATTTGATGATGCTTCTTTTCTTTTTTAATTCTACTAATAAAAGCGTGAAAGGCTATTGTAGTAAAATAACTGAAAGGACTAAACCCATGATCAAGTTTAAATTTTTTATATTTTAAAGCCTGATACATCTTAACTATAGCATCGCCCATCATTTCATCTCTATAGCTATAATTAATAAAATTGGGAGCAAATGATAGTCCGTAGGCAATTCTTCTTATTGCATCTGCAAGATAATCAGTAAGAACGTTAGACTTATAGTATTTACGAATCTCATCTTCAAATTGCTTACTATTAACATAATGCGGCTTTTCGGAAGGTTTTAGTTTTTTAGATGTACTAACTTCAGCCTCCCCGGTAATAGACGCTACCACCGTTTTAATCAACTTATCATCTGGCGAGGCTTCATCTAGTTCTATGTTCTTTGCCTTTGCTGGTTGTTTTTCTTTTTTAAGTTTTTGATGTTTTTTCTTTATCATAAATTATACTCTTTACTTATACTTTTTCGGTCAACGTTTTTATCACAAAAGGAATTTTTTCTTGTGAATACAGGGCTTGCCTCTTTAGTTCATGGCGTTTACCATATGTAAATTGATCTGCTAGATCTATTATATGCAGTTTTTCTTTACTAGCGTGCAGTCTGAGACCTCTACCTATACTTTGAATAATACGGACTTTAGCCTTACCGCCGCCAGCAAAAACAATATAGTGTAAGTTTTTAATATTAATTCCTGTACTAAAGATTTTACTAATAGCCACGCATACAATGTTATTATTACGTTCCATTAAATCCCTGATTTTTTCTCTATCGTTTACTTCGACCTCTCCCCTAATAAAAAACACTTTTTTTCTTGTACAAGCCTCGGTTAAATTATTATAAAGTTCTTCACCATGTCTTATGTAATCTATTAGCACTAAAACATTGTTAGGGGCATTGTTGCATATAGAACTGATTGTATTGTTTCTAAAAGAATTAGTAAATAAAAATTCTAACTCTGTTCGATACTTTTCTGAAGGATTAGAACTTTCTATATCGTAATTAGGTCTTTTGCTGTAGTTTAATTGAATGGCAGTAACTAGCACATTAGATACAAATCTTTCTTCTCGAAGCTGAAAGCTATTTTTTTCATAAATTATAGGCCCGATTTTGCCTATTATGTTCCATTGATCTAACTTTTCCTCTGGTAATGTACCTGTAAAACCAAATTTAATACTAGTTTTTATATTTTTTAGTATTTTATTAATCTGATTACCTCTTCTGGCTTTATGAATTTCGTCAAACAACAATACATCAATATTATTAAGCCAGCTCAAATCTGATTTTTCAGATTGCAGGATACCTAAATTTGCGATGATAACATTAGCGCTTAAATCTAAATTGTCACTACCTGTCCATTTACTACAGAAAAAAGGAACATTATAGTTCTTAAAATCACTATACGTCTGTGAAACTAATCCAAGATCCGGTACAATTAAAAGACATTTAAAAGTCTTATTAAAATTAAAAAAGTTTGATAATAATGAGGCCATAATCAATGTCTTGCCACCAGCGGTTGCTAACACCACAACCCCTCTTCCTGAGTCTAAACATTTTGTTACAATGGCCTTTTGATAGTTCCTTAATTCGAGAGACAGGTTATCATATGGTTGATTGGTGTAGTGAATACTTTTTTGATACGTGGTTGGACCTGGTATAATACTATCAAGAAAAGCTTTAGATGCTTTAATTTGATCTTTTGTACAAAAATTATTTTGTAAAAGAAATTTTGCTATTTCAAAAAATAAACAAGGATCAACCCTACCTGCAGGTGTAATGGCGTATGTACGGGAAGGTATAAATCTTCCCCTCATCCTAGCAAACCGGGCACCTTCGTTTTTAACGGAAAAGTGTTCTCTTATATCATTAAAAAAGTCACCCGACATAATACCATAGCTACCACTTTTGTCTAGGTCAAAATAAACCATTACATGGTCTCCATCTTTAATAGCTCTATTAAATTTTTAATATCAAAGCCGATGCTGTGAACGGTTTTTTCTACCCGCTCTAAAAATTCAATAACACTTTCTTTTTCTTTAATTTCTAGATTTAGTTCACTAACTGCGGAATGACGCTCGGCGGCCTCCTTCAAAGAGGGGAATGTCATCTTAACAGGTGATTCTGCTTTAATAGCTTCGATTACTGATGAAACCAATTTATCTTTCTTTTTGCTTAATTCTATTAAATCGCTCTTCTCAAGCATCAATCTTGAAACCCATTTTGCCTTTTTACCAGGTAGTGTTAAGGCTGCATCTTTTAAATTAAGTTCATCTAGCCTTACATCTTCCTCTAGCTCTGCTATATATTTTTGCAGTAAAGTCATAAATATGATTGTAATACCTTATAGCGAAAAATCAATCATGATGACGTACAAACAATTTGTTATGAAAGAAGAAAATATGGCCGGCGATGGTGGGGTGTTTGGGTCGGCGGCCAGCATGGGCCATGGTGGGGATGTTGGTAATTCAGATTTCTATGCACCTGGTGTTGCATACTTGCCAAAACCACTTTTTAAAGCAAAAGGTAAAAAAGGTAAGAACAAAATACTTGTACAAAGAAGAAATACGTTTAAATACTTCTGATGGAATTAGGTCATTGGGTATTAAAAGACGGTATAACGTTTAATGAAAACTCGTTTGGGTTCATTTACGAAATATGCAACACTGTTAACGGTAGGAAATACATAGGCAAAAAACAATGTCAGAGTAAGTTAAAGCGCAGACCGCTAAAGGGGAAAAAGAATAGAAGAATAGAAATTAAAGAATCCGATTGGAAGGTTTATACTGGTTCATCAAAAGAGCTTAATGAGGATATAGAGAGATATGGTAAAGATAAGTTTACCTTTACAATACTTCATGCTTGTGGTTCTAAATGGGAGCTAGGCTATAGAGAAATTAAGGAACAAATAGAAAGAGATGTTATATTAAGAGATGACTACTATAACGGTATTTTAAATGTAAGAATAGGGTCACCTCCAAAAAATTTTAATATTGACTAGTATTTTATTTCCTTTATAATTAAAATGTGAAGAGTATTTTTCTTGATGAAAAAAGTCTTGGAATTAAGTTTGCAAGTTGTCAGGTAATTTTTGATAAGGAGATTGAGCCGCAGCTTACAGAAGATGTTTTTAAATATGGTTTAGAAAAAAATTCTCGATTAAAAAGACAATTCATAGTTTATCGCTTGGCATCATTTTTTACAGATGTGCTTGGTAGTATTAATACAAAAACTGTATTTCTTCTTCCATCAAAAATTACATCTCAACACTTCAATGAGAGTGAAAATTTTTTATATAACAATTTTAGAAATATTTTTAATATACTGTCAATTAATTTTATTAATACAGACTTATCGCAAAGCGATTTTTTAATAACCCTTACCAAAGGAACAGGCGAAAGTAAAGAACTTAAAGCAAAGATTACTAATAATCTTTACAAACGCAATACACCTAACCTTACAAAACTGTATTCTTACCTTAAAAAGTATAAAATACATAAGCTACAAGAAGATATATCACAGAATATTAAAATAAAATTAGGGCTGTTTGTAGCATAAATATAATATAATGAAGTTTTTAGCTAAGCTAGCGGAAGAGTATAATAAACTAGAAGTAGAAAAACCACAGTGGGTAGCAGAATATGTTGCACCGGTGACCCCTTCTACAACAGTTGTGACACAGCCTTCTACATCAGTTTCTACCGGTAAACCCAGCGCTAACCTCGGCAAAGCTATTCAGGATACGCTAGATGTACAGACTGACCCGGAGTTGGCTAAGAAGAAAGAAGAATTGGATAATGTTTATAGACAGGTTGCAGACGCTCTCAAGAAAAAAGCAATGGACGCAACAAATAAACTCAAACAAACATCTAGTGAGCTAGCAGCTACCCCTTCGACATCAGTACCGTCAATTCCAACGGTATGAAATTTAATAAATTACTAGAAACAAAATATAGAGAACTTTTTGAACAAGTTCCCCCACAAGATTTAAATATACCGGCGCCAGAAGCGCCAGTTGCAGCCCCTGCCGCTGCAGCAATGCCCCCTGCAGAACCGCCAGAACAAAAGCCATTAACCTCTGAAGGTGAAGTGTTTCTAATTAATCTCATACGTAAAGCATTGTTTATGAATCCAGACGATTTGGGATTAAAAACAATTAAAGACCTACCAGAAGTAAACTCTAAAAATGCCTCTGAAGTTCTAGATAAGATTGTCAAATTAATGCAAGTAGAAGCTATTGATTTGGATGTAAAAACGAGATAACCTAAATATATAGTGGCCTACACTAGTTTAAAAGATCTATATTCTGAACATATTAAAGGTAGAACTGTACAAGCTCTGCCTAGACAACTAGTTATGTTAACGGAAAATACTAATATTCTAGAACCTGGAAAATTATATAATTGGAATAGTTTTAACATTGAAAATCCTTCTCAAATGTTTAATACGACCGACGGTGGTATGGGAAGGGGTGAGTATGCTTTGGCCTGTATTTTATGGGGTGTACAAACTATAGGTGAATTAAAGCAAATAGAAGAGCAAAAAGCTAAAGAGCTAGGTAAAAAAGCTTTCAACATAATTCAGGGAACCGGATCGACCTTTGATGTGCTTGGACCTAATGGTGAGCGGTATGAAGTAAAGGAGTTGGAATTGTCTAAGGACCCTAACAAAAAGACAACAAAAACAGTACGTACAGGGGCAAACGGTAAGCAGGCTGCATCAATCGTAACAGACGCGGTAAATAGTTTTTTACAAGATATCCTTAAGGCATATTCCTCTATGGATGATAATAGTAAAGCAGCAGTTAATGATGCTATCTTAAAAAGCAATGTTGTACAAAATACTATTCTCGGTCTTAAAACTCAATCAAAATATTGGAATGATGAAAAAATACGTAACTGGACATTAGAAGCTTATATTCAAGATGTAATGAATAAATCTAGCGTAGAATTATCTCAAGGTATTTTACTGGGAGATGCAATAAGTCTTGGTAATTATAAGCATCGTCCAGCATTAATATTCTCTTTAAAACAATTAGTAGATGTTTTAAATGAGATAAGTAGTTCAGCCTCTACAGTAGGTACAAACCCTAGCATAAAGGACCTATATGATACAATGGTTAAAAACTATAGAATTAATATTGATGATGAGCAAGAAAAGGAATTTTTTGAAAAAGAAGCTAAATTACTCGATAGATCTATCACTCAAAAACAATGTCGATTATTTAGAAAATGCACCAATCAAGATACTTTTAAGCAGATATTACGAAGCTTGAATCTGCAGCAAGGATTAGATGAAATACGTACCGCGCTTAGAAACGTTCTACGAGTTACATTTCCAGAGACCGGGCTCTTTATAGTAAGTCCAACAATGTTCACTTACATTCCGAAAGAAAGATTAAATGACTTTATTGAGGCAAATCAAATTAGCGCCGGTGCCCCTAAAATCGGATTAAAGGTTCCTATTTCATAATGAAAACGTTCAAAGAGTTTTTGACAGAGCAAAGCGGTAGTACTATAGGGTTTTTTCCTGGTGCATTTAAGCCGCCGCATAAAGGTCATTTTGATACAGCGAAGCAAGCTGCTACTAATAACGATGCGGCTGTAATTTTAGTCTCTAAAATAGATAGAGATAATATTTCATCAGATGATTCGATGTTTGTTTGGGAAACCTACAAACAATATTTACCAAAAAACTTATATGTATTTTCAGTACAAGGTTCTCCGGTTTTAACTATTTACCAGATTACGGATATACTTAATAATGGAGCATTTACACCGACTCCCAGGGCTCCTGCCCCTTTACCAGCGGCAACAGAGATAGCAGATTTATTGAAAAGGTTTACCCCGCCTTATAGTGTTAATCTTTATGCAAGTCAAGAAGATACAGAAAGATTTAAATCATTTTATGGGCCAAGTAAAGAAATTTTTCAAGGAAAAAACGTTCAAAATATTTCTATGAAAGATGTTTCACGGCTTGCGTCCGCAACAAATGCAAGAGCTGCACTTAGCAAAAAAGACTCAAAAGGCTTTTATTCGCTATTGCCTGATATAGCAGAACAAAGTAAAGAAGTTATTTTCAGAAGGCTGAGCAAATGAAATCATTTAAACAATTTGTACTTAAAGAACAGATCTTAAATGAAGAGCGTACCTCATATTTTTCACCACATCTTTCACATTTAGAAGATTTAGCCATAGAAAACGGTAAAGCAGGATTTAAAGACTTTATGACTCATGTGAACTTAATTTCAAAGAAAATTCAGGGTTATGAATCAGGGCAAGAAATTAATGCAAAAATAGATGGAAGCCCGGCAATCTTATTTGGTATTGATCCTAAGACTAAGACTTTTTTCGTTTCCTTGAAATATGTTGTAGATGAATCTACAGATACGATAAAGGAGAATGCAAAGCTTTTCCACACACCAGAAGAAATAGATCAAACTATGTCAGATAGGCCTGACTTTGCATCTAGACTTAAGAATTTGTTAGAGCAGCTAGCACCAGCCTATGATAATTCTGGTCTAATATACCAAGGAGATGTTTTGTATGCTAGTCAAGAAGATAAAAAAAGAGTCAAAATAGGTACAGAAGAGTTCATTACTTTTGAACCAAACACTATAATGTATGCAATTCCTATGGATGATAAATCAGAATTATTTCATAAAGTACTAAATTCATCGGTAGGGGTAGTAGTTCATGATAGCTTTAAAGGGGTAATAGATAAAGAATCAGGAATAATAAAACTTGTACCGGCTTCTAAGAATATTGATAGTTTGATCGCAAGTAGCGCGAATTCAAAAGCTTTTATTAAGGGTAGTAATTACCGTACTTTTGCCTTTGACATCCCGGACAAATTTTTTGATAATCTCAATACCCTTATTGTAGATGCAAGCAAACACATAAGCGCTATTTCTGATGAGTTCAATAAAGAATACGTATCTCCTGGTAAAGGTGCACCTTCTAGTCAAATTTTAGATATGTTAAAAAGGTATTTAAATAAGCAACTAGACTTAGAAGATTCAGGCTTATTCGGTGCAGCTAAAACCAGCGGAAAATTAAATTTTACTGCTTTTTATAAAGGGTTTCAGCAGTACGTTGAGTCACAAATAACAAAAGGTATAGAAGGCCTTGGACCAAAAGGACAAGCTCAACGCCAACAACGACTTGGTATGGTACGGGGGTTTCTACAAAATAATGCAGCGAACTTTGAGCATTTATTAGTAGCTACTTTTGAAATGGTTAAGATAAAATATCTTATATTCAATATTCTATCTCAACTCGATACAAAATTAACCCAACATGCTTTTTATAGGCTCCCGGACGGTTCTTATGTTAAAACGAAAGATGAAGGTTATGTTTTATTTGCTGGTAACAATCAGGTAAAGATTGTAGATAGAGTAGACTTTTCTAAGATGAACCGCTTAGTTGGCGGAAGGCGTAGAACCCTTATTACCTGATTCATTAATAGCATTTAACGCTTCAAGATTAAAAATTGTTTGGCGTAGTACAGACTCTAAAACTTCTTTACCCTCACCATAAAGCATATCTCTTATTTTAGATACTATCTTTAGTTCATGTGAATTTTCATCAGAATCAAACTCACCGTCTTTTCTAAATTTATTATATTCCAGGTAGTTCTTTACACTCTCAATGTAGCTTGCGGCTAATGTAATTTTACTAAACACCCAAGGTTCCAAATTTTGATCGTCTTTCAACAGATTATAAAGTGCTTTTGAGCCGTTATGAATTTTATATAGTTCGTTTTTTGCCATATCGGCTTCAGATTCACCAGATCCGGCGGATGTTTCAACAGGTGTAATTTTGGAGCAATCTTCACAATTTTCACTGTTCTTACACTTAATACAGTCTTCAGCATTCTCACACCCGCAAGACTTTTTGTTTAGTTTTAACACGGTCGGTGTGTTGTTTGAAGGGACCATGTTAGTAGTCTCGGCCGCTGGACCCAAATTTAATTCATTAACAACTATCTGCTTATAAGCCTCAGAAATTTTTTCTAATTCGCCTTTTCTGCTCATTTTATATATTTATTCAAATAAATACATAATATATGCGTAGTTATAAAGAATTTTTCTATGAGCAAATATTAGGAGCTACGGAAGGTATTACTATTCAACATGTTGGAAATGTAAGAGCTACAGTAGACACAGGTAATAGTGGTTATAACGTGCTTCATGCAATTATAATTGATGGAGCAAAAGACGGTTATGTAAAATTTAAGACGGTAAATGACAAAATTCTAGAATTACCGGTGAAAGAATTTATTACTGTTTCTGGTAACAATAATACAAATGATAGGCCGGTTGTACAGTTAGATTGCAGTTTAGGTCAAGAACAGTTTAATAAAGTCCCGTTCAGCCTGGCAGATAGAAGTCAACAAGATACTCCAGTCTTGCTTAGTAAAGATTTTATTAAGCTTAACGGTGGGGTTGTTAACGTTAATATTAATACCGATATTAAAAAATAATATTACTTGCCCCTATACACCTTAAAACATATCGTAAATTGTATGCTGTAATTTTATCCACAACACATACTGTAGGAGAATAAATGAACTCACTGTCAACACGCATTCCTATTTCCTCCCCTGGTAGTAGAATATCGTCTATATAATCCATAGCACCTCTTCTTTTTAAAAAAGAGTAATAAGGGTCTTTAGGTTCGCCTTCTACTATTACATTATAATGGCAAAACTCATGAGCGTAAAAAGTAAGATCTCTAAAACAAGATACACTAGTTGGGGGATTAACTAGCTCTCCGCGTATAATTAAATTACACTAATTATTTAGTCGACTTAGATTAATTTTCGGTTCTGTGCAAATTCAATAAACTTATAAAATTCATTTCTAGAATTATCTTTATCATCAAGAAACGCACCGGACATTCTAGCAGTGCGCATTGTTGAGTCATGTCTTATACCTCTATTAGAACAGCACGTATGAGCGGCTTCTATCATTACTGCTACGCCTTTATTTTTTACACAAACCTCATCTATATATTTGTGAATTTGCATAGTTAGATTCTCTTGGACTTGCGGGCGACGAGAAAACCAATCTACGATACGGTTTAATTTACTTAACCCGATAACTTTACCGTCCTTAGCAGGAATGTACGCAACATGTGCAAACCCCATAAACGGGGCATGATGATGTGAACACAGTGATGTAACTTTAATATTTGTCTGTGAAACAATACCATCATATTTATCTACGTTATCAAAAGCGGTAATTTTAGGCGGCTCGCTATAACAACCCCAAGCAAAATCTTCTACAAATGCTTTAGCCACCCTATAAGGGGTGTTAGCGCTATTTGGGTCATTTCGCCAGTCATACCCTAACGCATCCATATAAGCTTCATAAGCGGCCGCGGCTTTTTCTATAATTTGATGTCTTTCTTCTGCAGAATGAGGATGATTGTGATTGGCAAATGCTAGCTTTTTCTTATTAAACATAAGATTATTATATTAATAATGTTAGATAATCAAGATAAATAATCAAGCATTCTTATGTTAGACAAACTAATTGAAAATACTTTTAAAAATACACGGTTAAAAAGAGTCAGAGTTAAATCGGACCCTTCTATACCTCCCGTGTTTGGATACGAAAACGTTAGTTGTTTTGAAGGTTATGTACTAGAAGAATGTGGCGAAGGCATGGTTAATGTTTATATCATAAATGCTCCACCAGCAGCTGATCCAGTACAACAGATAAGCGTGGCTCAATTAGAGCCGGTAGAAATTGTATCTTCTTCACCACAAATATCGGATTTAAAAACTACTCTTTTAAAAGCACTAGTTAAAGCGGGTCATGGTGAGGAAACCCCTGTTTACAATCAAATAAGAAATACTAGCAGTGTAGATTTTATAAAAGCTTTTCTAGCTCAAGCAAATATTAGTATTGAAGATTTAATGGCTATAAACAATGAGAGCACAGAAACTTTTCCAACATCTGCTGGTGAAGATATAAAAAATAAAAATAAAGCGGAAGAACTATTTGGCACAAGAGAAGGTAAGTACGATAGACTGCTAAAAGCAACCGGTAAGGGGTTAAATCTCTTAACCAAGGCAGTAGGAGTGGGGGCAGATCTAGTATTAGGCAAAGACAATATTGTTGCTAGATTAAATAGGTTTTTAAAATCGTTTGAAATAAACGATTTAGTTGATATAAAGAAAATAACCGACAAAGCAAAAACTAAGGATTATGCCCATCTTCCATATAATAACGAACCGGTAGTCATAACCGGCTTACCTAAGCTTCCATATCAAAAATATAATGAAGTTAAATATCAACTGATGGGTAGAATAAAGAATGTAAAGTTCTCTTCTGATGGAATTGTATATGTGGTTGGTGAGATTCAGCCAGAACTAAACAAAATAAAGAAAATATTTCTTGACTTTACATATCTAGATAATCCAACAAAGATAGGAAAAATTATTTTTGAGGATGTAGAAGGTACTAGATTCTACAATCGCGGAACTATTGTATTGCTAGGTAATGTGTGGAGAGTAAAGATAGGTGAGTTAAACATAAATGATAAAACATCTGAAAACAAAAAAGATAATGCTTTTATAGCCGCATCAATAGATTTACTCAAAGAGGCATTAGGAGGTAATTATGATGATTTGGCCAGAAGACCAGATTACAGCGTGGTGGTGGTAGAAATTGCACTAGAACTAAAGAGACATAAGCCAGAGACAATGGCTCAGATAGGAAAGTTTTTTAAAGAATATCTTCCTAAACAAGAAGAATACGTAAAATTATCTACAGATGAAAAGATAAATAGTATTAGAGGATATTTAAAAAAGTTCAAGGAAACGACAAATGCCATCTAAAACAGAAAAACAAAAAAGATTTTTCGGTGCCGTTATGGGTGCTAAGAAGGGACAGTCGGGCGTTACAGGTAAAGCGAAGAAGGTTGCTAAGGAAATGCCTAAAAAAGAAATAAAGAGATATTTAAAAAAAGAGAGTTTTGATAATGTAGTCAATAGTATATTGGAAAAATTCTTTAAAGAAGGTATGACATTAGAAAAAAATTATACTTGCAAGTGGGCAAAAGAAAAGAATTGTGATTGCGATGGTTGTCCGGATTGTATAAAGAATCAAGCTAGTGCTTGATTTATTCGGTTTTTACTTTATAATAATTAGATGTCATTTCAAAGTACTAAAATAATTGAATTAGGGTCATGTGCATTTAGACAATGGAGGGCGGAAAGCCATTGTAAGTATATTCACGGTTATAGATTAATTGCTAAGTTCTGGTTTTCAGCAAAAGAACTGGATCATAGAAATTGGGTAGTTGATTTTGGTGGGTTAAAAGAGCTGAAGAACTTACTAGAAAAGCAATTTGATCACACACTGTGTGTGGCAAAGGATGATCCTCTCCTGGAACAGTTTCAAAAGCTTAATGAGGTAGGTGCATGTGATTTGCGTATAATGGATGGTGGTGTAGGTATTGAAAAAACGGCTGAGTGGTGCTTTAATACTGCTAATACATATATTAAGCAAAGCACTAATGAAAGATGTTGGGTGGAGAAAGTAGAGGTGTGGGAGCATGAAAAGAACTCCGCCATTTACTCTTACGCTGATACTCTAAAACCTGCTAAAAAAGTAAATGCAGAACAATATGAATTTAATTTTAAAAATACAAACACCGCGTCAAATGCTGCTAATGTTGTAGCGGCACCAGCTCCTGAAATTCAAGAAGCTATTAATAATAGTAATTCAGCACCTGTTGGCAACCATGTAACAACCGGTTGGGGTAATCCGTTTGGTGGGACTAGCTGGGGTTCTTAATAGTTTTAACTATTGACACGATAAATTTTAATAATTTACTCCTAGTAATATCGTCTTCGGTAAAATGAAATGTTTCAATACCGTGTTCTTTACTATTGTCATTACTAAAAGCTTTCATAAAACTTTGAAAACCTGACTTTGGAATATCTGATTGAAGTGAATCTCCTATTACAAAAAGCTTACACCCCTTACCAAATCTAGTTAAAATAGTAACTAGCTCATTATGATCTAAATTTTGCGCTTCATCTACTATAACTACATTATTTGCAAATGTAGCACCACGTAGAAAATTAACAGGTATACATTTTAAATATTCGTTTTCAAACAATATATTAGCAATCTGCTTACCTACAAGCTCATCACATTTTTCAACTAAAGGAATACTCCATGGTTTAAATTTATCGTCTACTTCTCCGGGTAAACTTCCTAGTTTTCTTGAAGCTGACTCAACAATACTTCTTATATAGACTATCTCTTCTGCCTTACGCTCTTTAAGAAGAGTGAGAGCTACGTAAACTGCTAGATAGGTTTTAGAGCTCCCAGCAGGACCATCAGCAAAAATAATGTTCGTTCTATCGTCAAATGCTTTTTCTGCAAAAGCTTTATGGTGTTCATTTAAGTGAAACTTTTGATCAATTTTAAAATTTAGAAGAATATCAGACTTAATGAATTTTTCTTCAAATTTAGCAGCCTTTCTGGCTGCTCTAGCCATCTTAGACATCTATATTATTTATTCAAAATCTACATTGATTTATGCAGAGTTATCCTTATAATATGATTATGGCTTTAGATACCACAATATTTTTAAGTGATGATAAGGTATTTTATACGATAGAGGGTGAAGGTGAGTATGTAGGCCATCCATCAGTATTCATGAGATTATCAATGTGCAATTTAACTTGTAAAGGTTTTGCATCGGCTGATTCACCTCACGGTTGTGATAGCTTTATTAGCTGGTCTGTAAAAAATAGATTTACAATTACAGAAATATTAGATTTAATGGATAAGGAAGGCTATACAAAACACTTAAGAGAAGGCGCTATATGGAAGATTACTGGTGGGGAGCCTCTTATTCAGCAAAAAAACTTACTAGAATTAGTAAGAGAGTTTGCCAAGCGTAATTTTGGATATATTCCGAAGATTGATTTTGAAACTAATGCAACAATCCAACCTCTTGATGACTGGGCCCGATACAGTGTAACATATACTACTTCACCTAAACTCTCTAATAATGGTGATCCAGTTGAAAAGAGATATAAACCTGCTGTACTTAAATGGCACGTAAGTGCCGGTTCCGGATTCAAATTTGTAATCAATGAACAAAAAGACTTAGACGAAGTATATGAGAAATATATTAACCATCCAGATATATTAGTACCAAAGCATAGGGTGTGGTTAATGCCATGTTGTGGTAGTAGACAAGAGCATACTGAAAAAGCTTCTATGGTAGCAGAACTATGTAAAATACATGATATGAAATTTAGTCCAAGATTGCAGTTAGTAATTTGGGATAAAGCATTAAAGGTATAGTTGATTTTTTATAGTTTTAATTTAAATTAACTTATGAACGTAAACATCGATGTAACTATTTCTGGTGAAAATGGTGGTGATGAATCATTTAGAGTACTATTAAATCAGGATGAACTTACCAATATTATTAAAACTGAAGGTCTAGAAGCTGGTAATAAGGCATTAGATACTTTTGTAGATAAGTTTGTATTGCAGTTTAAGTCTAAGCTTGCTTCTGTTATCAATCGCTAATTATAATAAATAATTGGTGATTCCTAATAAGTTTGATAAGAAAGCAAACGAAATCTTACAAATTTTACAAGAGAGCCCTGCAGCCGCAGCGGTTGCTATACCTGCATTAACTCAAGTGGCTCCTTGGATAACAGGTCTTTTTTCTGTATTAGTAGGAACCATGGTCGGTGTGGGAGGTGGTGCTTGGGCGCCTCCATTACCGACTCCAACAGAAACAGATGTAAAACCTGAAGTAGATAAAAATAAGCCTAAAACATATCCACCCTTAGTCCCTCCAATACCTTCAACTAATGCACCAGATGTAGTTGGTGGTAGTACCCCTGGGGTTTCTCCAGCACCAGATGTAGTCGGGGGTACGCCTGAAATTTCTGCACCGGTGCCAGCAGGTGTAAAAACGCCTGATGTAGCACAACCAGTACCAGCAGATCAAGCAGTTCCTGTTGATCAATCAATTACTAATACTGCACAAAACGTTGAAGTCAAACCCGCAGAAATTGCAGCAACTCAAGCAGCAGTACAAACTAAACAAGGTAGTCAAGCGCCAGTTGTAGTTCCACCTCCAAAATTAAATTACACCCCAACAGGGTCATTTTCTTTTAAACGTCCGGAAGAAGGTTTTCCCAATTATCAATCACTAACACCGTACGCAATGGGGCAATCATATACAGATAATTCTAATTTATCTCCCAATCAAGTATGGAAGCAAGTAATGAAAGGTAAACAACCTATAGAGGAATTACCTGCCGATATGCAATCTCCGGAAGAAGTGGCACAACGATTCAAGAAATGGAAAGCAGATCAGACAAAAAGAAAATATGAAGGGCCAGGTGCATTTGGTGGTTTGGTCGGGGACCCTCATCTAGATTAATTAAATTTAGCTAATAAAATAACAATATGCGCATAGCTTTTAGTGGAGCTGCCTGTACTGGAAAAACTACAACAATAAACGCCTTTTTAACTAAATGGCCAAATTATAAAACCCCAGAAGTTTCCTACAGAACCTTAATAACTAAAAATAAACATAGTAAGAGAACAGATAAAAAGATACAGCGCAGTATTCTCGAGTTTATGGTCAAACAACAAAAAGACTATACATTACATGACAATGTGGTTTATGATAGGTGTGGGCTTGATAACGTAGTTTATTCGCTCTGGTGCCATGATAAGGGTATAAAGGGGTTTTCTAAGCAATATATAGATGATTCAATAGAGCTTGTAAAGGAGAGTATGAGAACATTAGATATTATATTTCTCTCAACAAGAGATCTGATGGGTCCTATTGTTAATAATGACATAAGAGAAGTTGACCCAGAATTTGTTATGGAAACGGATAATATCTTTAGAGCGATATATGGTCAATTAATGACAACTGGGGCATCGCCCTTCTTCCCTCCTAACGATAGTCCTGCACTTATTGAGCTCAAGGGTACTACAGAAGAGAGGATAGAAATGGTAGGTATGTATATAACACCAGAAGGCAGTATGTATGGTGAAGAACAAAGTCTTGTTAATATGGATGAAATAGCTAAAATGGAAAGTCTTCTTAGAGAACAAAAAGGTTTAGCTGCCAAAGAAAAAGGTATTTTATAATAAATATCTTAATGCTGTTTGATAAAAATTACGATTTTTTAATGGAGAGTTTTAAGTCTATTAAAACTATTCATAGGCTTTTTTACCCCAGAAACTTTAATCTATCTGAAGAATTTATAAATTCTTTCCGAAAAGAATATGCGAGATTAAAATCAATGAATATAGATGATAGAAGAATTTTGCAGAAGATGATTAAAGCATTACCCTTTCATAAGGGTGATGTGGATATTAATACTCTATAATAACAACACCTGCGGCACCACTTCCGCCTGCCCCACCAGCTGATCCGCCTCCTCCTCCAGCCCCTGTATTATCTGAACCATTTAAACCACTTACATTGCTACCGTTACCACCTCTTCCAGCACCTGCACCCATAAAGCCTGGGGCGCCTCTCCCGCCTGCAGCAAATGCAGCAGCGCTACCTGCTATACCATTTTCCCCAGAAGATCCTGCTAAAGGAATATCCCCACCAGAACCAGCTAAACCACCAGCACCACCTGCAACAGCGTTGCCTGCAGTACCCACCGTGCCAGCTGAACCACCTGGTGCTATAACCACCGTTTCACCTGTGACGGTAAATGTGGATTGCCCGCCTGCAGCGCCAGCCCCTCCACCTGCACCTACAACATAAGAATATGTTTTGCCTCTTACGTTGGTAAAATATTTTATTGTTGTAGCTCCGCCACCGCCACCCCCACCGGCTCCGGTACTACTTGAGCCGCCACCACCACCACCCCCGCCTACACATGTAACTCTTATATTATTAACACCTGCAGGAAACGTAATTCCTGATGCTGATCCGCCGCCTGTTGGGGCGTATCTGAGTACTGTGGTAAATCCTGGTTGCCGTGACTCAACTGTAGCACTCAAAGTATTGACTTGCGAACTAATAGTAGCTACAGATGTATAAAAACTAGCATTGTTTGGGCCGATTACAAAATCCTTAAAATCTATAATGTTTGTGCCGGTACTATTTTCAACTATAAGATAATTACCGTTTACAATCTCCTCTATTTGATTTAATTCCTTAATGTTAACTTTATTAAACGTTGACATATTAGTTATTTATTACTTTAGATATAGTTGCAATACAATTATTTTTAATATAATACATACGTATGATAGGGGTAGGAATTGTAACTTGTAATCGACCGAAATTTTTTCTTAAATGCTTTAGAACTATTCCTAAAGATGTTGAGCTTGTTGTGGTTAATGACGGTGCAAAATTTGAAGATTGGGAAAAGCTTTTAAATGAGAGATCATTTCAATTCATACAAAACGAAGAAAATATAGGTGTAGGTAAGTCCAAGAATAAGCTGCTTAAAGCATTACTTGAAAAAGGGTGTACAGACATTTTTCTTATTGAGGATGATATTATAATAAAAGACGCAAGAGTATTCGATGAATATATAAAAGCAAAAGATATAACCGGTATACAGCATTTTAATTTCGGGTACCATGGGCCTGCTAATAAAGGAGGCATTTCAGGTGGGTTACCTAAGCCTCGGTATATAATCGATTATGGTGATGTGAAAATCGCCTTTAACGCACACAGTGTAGGTGCATTTTGCTACTACTCTAAAGCATGCTTAGATAAAGCAGGCTTAATTGATGAAGATTATACTAATGCCTTTGAGCATGTAGATCACGATTATCGAATTTTTAAAGTAGGTATGGGTGCTCCTTATTGGCATTTTCCCGATATAGCTAATAGTACGGATTATCTAGATGAAATAGAATGCTCAGAAAACAGTAGTGCAATACGTCCCAGATCAGATTGGAGATCAAATATAGAGCATGGTGTAGAGCTTTTTAAAAAGAAGCATGGTTATCTTCCAGCCTGGCAAGGAGCTGTGCCAGATATGGATGAAAAAAAAGTTAAGCGAGTTTTGAAAGATTTACAGCGCTTTCACGCAAAAAGGGATTAAATGCCAGTTGATAAGAAAATAGCGTTTGGGGTAAATTTGTTTGGTAAATCAATACGTACTGATTTATGTATTGAATCTCTTCTTATAATAAAAAAGAAATTTCCAGATATTATAGACTTATTTAATATTCAATTTGAAAATGAAGAAATAAAAGGTAGAGAACACCCTGATATAAAAACATTACATGTGCTAAAAGAATCAAATAAAAACTATGTAAAAGACTCAAACAGAACAATACCAATGATGAGAGAAATTTTTGATAGGTTAGCAGAGCTAGGCTATGAATATTTTGCTTTTACTAATGATGATATAATAGTGTCTGATAGATTAATTAAACTTTTTCTCGAAACCGATTATGATTCGTGGCCTGCAAGCAGGCTAGCCATTGAACCAATATCATCACTTTCAGAAGCTATTTCAGGCGATCATTACCAGGTAGCTGGTTTTGATACTTTTATTTTCAAAACATCATGGTGGAAAAAGAAAAGACTAGAGTTTCCTAATTATATCTTAGGACACCCCTGTTGGGATGTACATTATGCAACGCTATGCTTAAGACACGGTAAATCAAAGTTTTGTAATGACTGGCCACCACCTACATTTCATATTAAACACGGTGGTGGGGATCAGTATTCAACCCCAGAGCTAGACTATAACAATAGCTTATATTGGGTACCGTGCCGCTTTGATGTTGATATGTGGCACCATTATTTGTTTAATGTGCTATTGGTAAGACCAGGCATTAATTATTGGACCCCTCATAAAAATGAGGCTGAACTAGAGAAGGTTTGTTTTAATGACAACTGGTTTAAAACTAACTACTGGTCTTACTCAGGGGCGCAGGCGCAGGCGCAAGCCCAACTTCTACAAAACTTCTACCAATAAGTCCCACCTTCAATTTGCATATACCCTTCTGGGGTCTCTTCTACTGAAGGTCTTACCCATGCCTCATTATAAAAATGGTTAAATATTCTCATTTGCTCCCATCTTTTGCCTTTAACACCAAATAACATTTGTAATGCACCGCCCAGATGTACTGCTTGTTTATTCATATTTTTGGCAAAAGCAGCTAGGGGCAATGATGATGCCCCTGTACCAATGAGAGCAATATCATACTCTGCTTGAAACATCTGATATTTGATATCATCAATCATCTCTTTCCATGTAGAGTATTTGTTTTTTTCTCCAGAAATTGCTTTGCTTGTTGGGTGTAGAATAGTTTTTAATTCAAATTGAGGCAATACTTCAGGGTTTTTCCATATATTATGTCTGTTTGCATATTGCTTTTTTATTGTTTCGATAAACGGACTTACAACCAAGACTCTTTTATCTTTTAGAAGACTAGACCACGGTAATCCATGGTAAAAAGGTTCTAGAGACTGAAGGTCAACCAATCTACAAGTAGGGTTTCTACTTCTTATAAATCTTAACTCAAAATCCCCTAAACCATTATTCCAAGGAGAAATAATGTCTGTGGCTTCTACTGCGTCTGATAATTGTTCACAAAAATATATTCTAGCCTCTTCAGTCTGAGGAAAAACACCTGCGTTAATAAAAATTTCTTTGACTACCGTTGGATTCCAGGGAATTGGGTTTTGATTATGATGTTTAGCATAAAAATAATTGTAAGCGCACATTAACTCGGCATTACCTATCTTACCGATACAAAGAGGTTTACCGCTTTTAACTGCCTCATATATTTCGACCCCACCCTCAAGAAAGTTTAAAACCTTAAAATCCATAATTTATTTTAATGTATATATCATTGAAATCCATTGATTATGATATAAAATTATTAGGTGAAGACTGTTTTAGTTAGTTTTGCCAATGAACGCTTCTTTAGAAGCCAGCGCCTATTGGTCGAATCCGGTAAAAAATATTTTTCTGGGCACGCATCATATACAATGGATTTAATAGATGACCAGTTTAAAGAAAAAAATAAACACATTTTATTACAATCTAGAGGTTGCGGTTTTTGGTTATGGAAGCCGTATATAATAATAAACACCCTTAATATGTTGAAGGAGGGTGATATGGTTTTTTATGTTGATAGTGGCAACCTTATTATAAACGATCCAAAACCGTTAATAGATCTTTGTAAGCAAGAGGAAAAAGGAATATTGTTATTCGAAAATAGAGATGGGGCGCCAGCCGGGTCAATATGGAAAAATTATATGTGGACAAAGTATGATTGTTTTGAGAGAATGGGATGCACAGAAACTGAATACATAAATGGTATTCAGATAGACGGGTCATATGTATTAGTGCAAAAAAATAAATTCTCTATAGAGTTTTTTAATGAATATTTAAAGTGGTGTGAGACTGATGAAATAATTACAGATCTACCTAGTAAGCTACCCAATCATCCAGAGTATGTAGATCACAGGCACGATCAATCTATATTATCTATAATGGCAATAAAATATAATATTGCTATTGCAAGAGAGCCTTCGGAATGGGGTAATAATTATACATCAGAAGAATTTAACTACCCTCAAATATTTCAACACCACAGAGGGTTAATACAATGAGTGAGAAGTTTTATATTAGATCTCACATGGGGTTGGGGGATATGATTTTGTGTAATGCAATAGTGAGAAATATTTGTAAAAAATATAAACAAGTTATAACATTCGTAAAGCCTGAATATGAAAAGAGTATTAAATTTATGTATAGGGATATAGAGAATTTGGAATTAATAGTAACACATGAGTGTGATATTGATCCAATTTTAAATAAAGTAGATTTAAAGGATAAGATATGGGTAGGCTTTGGCAATATAGAGCATTTATTAGAAAACTATAGGTTTGATGAGTGTTTTTATAGACAGGTAGGTTTAAAGTACGAGCGAAGATGGACAGATTTTTACGTAAAGAGAGATTTAGATACAGAAAAACAGCTTTTTGAAAAAACCAGTTTAAACAAAAATGAATATATTTTTATTCACGATGATAAAGAGCGAGGTTTGATTATTCCGGATGCTATGCTACCCACAGGTATAATACACTATAGGCCAGATAAGGCTGTCGAAAATATTTTTGATTACTGTACTCTTATTGAAAATGCAAAGCAAGTTCATGTTATGGATAGTTGTTTTAAACATATAGCAGACTCTCTACCTTTAAATAACGAATTATTTTATCATGTTTATGTTAGAAGTAATCGCAATCACAATGTAACTAACAGCAAATTAAACTGGAATTATATTATATGAAAATTACCGCTGGAATGATTGTTTTTAATGCAGAAAAATTTGCCCCAGCTGGTATGCTTCAAGCTCAATTACAGCAATTATATTATCTTGCAGATCAAATAGTTATAGTTGAAGGAGCAACTAAATCTGACAATAAAACTCATTATTTTGATGGAGACGCTACATGGTGTACCGAGAATGGAAAATCTAACGATAACACAGTCAGCATAATTCGTAATTTTCCTGATCCAGAAAATAAAATAATTTTAGTTGAATCAAAAGGATTTTGGAATGGTAAAACACAAATGTGTAACGAGTGGAGCAAAGTAGCCACTGGTGATTATATCTGGCAAATAGACATAGACGAATTTTATCATAAAAAAGATATAGAAAAAATAAAAAATATATTAAAAAAGTATGAGCCTAATGCAGTACATTTTTTTGCAAATCACTTCTGGGGTGATTATTTTAACTGTATTGATGAGTCGTGCCCTTATACATGGGGTAACAACCTACCTTGGAGAAGAATTTTTAAACATAAATCTGGTAGTAAGTGGCAAAGTCATGAACCGCCTGTTTACGTGTTACCAGATGGTACCGACTGTAATTCTGTACAGCTGATACCTAGAGAAGAAACATTACGTGTTGGGTTAAAAATGTATCACTATTCCTATGTTACGCCGGAGCAAATTTATTTTAAAGCACGTTTCTATAATCAAACTTGGACGGAACAGACCTATAAAAACTGGTTGCTAGATAATACCACGCCGGTTAATGGCTCAACAACAAAGCCTTTTTTAGGTCAGCATCCAGAGTGGCTAAATAAGATAATTCCTATAAAATAAATATGACTGATTTAACAACATTTATAATGCACCATTCACCTCTCTCTTATAGGAAAGAGGCATTAATAAATGATTTAAATAGTATTTCATTTCCTTATAAAACTGTTTGGATAGAAAGTTTTCCGCCTACTCTTTTTCAAGGTTCAAATAAAATAACAGCGGGTGAAATGTCTTTATCCTTTAAACATTATCATACGTTTTGTACCCAGCTTGAGAATAATATAGATACCGCGTTGTACATAGAGGATGATGTTGCATTATTGAGTATTCCTAATCCAATAGACTTTATTGAAAGTTGTGTAAAAGAGATGAAAGAAACAGACGGGGATATATGTTGGGTCGGTGGGGTACATTACCTTGGTATAAGGGAGCCAAAAATAGAAGGTAAATTACTTTACTACAGAGAAGATTATACCACTAGATGTACACATGCTTTTTTAGTTAATAAGAAATGTATACCGACAATACTGACCAACTATCATTTTCAGAATCAAGTTGATATCATGTTGAACACTATAATATCAACCCAGAAGCTAAAAAATAGCTGGACAAGCCCTTTCTTTGATCAGAAAAGTCATTTTGATCCTAATTGGAAATGTTCGGTTAAATGACTTCATCTTTTCAAGCGGTTTCTTATTCATACGGTAATATACCTGATGAGGTTGTACAATATCAAAAAAAGGTATTTGATCATTTTAATTTAGATATACAGCAATTTGTAGGTGGGTATGACCATGGTCAATTCCTAGAAAAAGTTTTATCAGAAGCTAAGACAGATTATACTATTTTTTTTGATATAGATTGTATTCCATTAGTACCTGATTTATATCAGATTATATTAAATGAATTGGTTAAAGAAGAATGTTTAATTGGTATAGAGCAGACAGGCTATCCTAGATATCACATTTATGCGGGCCCAGCGTGCTTGGCACTTTCCTCCAGTCTTTACAAAAAACTAGAATCACCTCAATTAAATCAAAATTTTAGAAGTGATGTTGCAGAAGAGCTTACCTGGAGATGCGAAGAAAGGGCTATAAAGGTTAAGTATTTTAAAGTCTCATCAATAGAGCAACCTAAATGGAGATTAGGTTATGATAGGGAGTTTGGAATAGGGACTACTTACAAATACAATAATTTAGACGTATTATATCATCAGTTTGAAATTAGATACAATTACGGCAATTTTATAGAAAAATGTAAGCTAATATTAAGGGCAAGCGCTTAAAAATTGTAAGTCTGTTGAGCTATTTAAATAAAATTGTGTTGAATATCTATATGGCACCCTACTGAAAAATATATTATTTGTACTTAGTGGTATTGTTGATGTGTTTACATAGCAATGTGATAGATACTGTGCAAATAATTCAGTTGCTGTTGTTGTTGCTATAGATGTAGCTGGAAATTTGCTAACAGTTAGATTTGTTGTAGGTGGTCGAGAAGGGGTATTAATACTAGGGTCTCCAAGACCATAATTGCCTGCTAGACCGGAGCTGGAGAGAGTGTTGATACTAGCACACTGCATTAGAAAATTTTTAGCTTGTTGTGGTGTAAAATGAGGAAATCTTTCTAATATTGTGCATAAAATACCTGCAATGTTAGGTCCTGCCATTGAAGTCCCGCTTAGCTTACTCAAAAAATAACCTGGATAACCTGGGTATGTTACACCGCCTATGTAAGCACTTTGAATATATGAGCCTGGAGCATATATACTTACACCACTACCATACTGAGAGTATTCAGCTCTTGCAGCTACAGCGTCTATTAAAGAAGAAATAGTTCTACCTCCGATAGCCCCTACTGTTATAACTGGATTATCTTCATGTGATGTCCAATTAGAGATAGGATAAGCGGGGGAATCTTCTCTACTGTTACACACACCCGTATTCATTCTATCGTCAATCGGGGTTACAATTAATCTGTTTGCATTGCCTGCAGAATGAACAAAATGAATGCCATTATCGGTTAATTGTTTTACTTTTTGATCTATAACATCAATAGTACCACATGTATATCCGTAACTATTATTCATTACAGAAGGTCGTGAAGATAACCCTGGAACAGTCTTTTTATATTTGTGATACCGTTCAATTAAATCATACATTAAGTATAAACCTTCAGTAGAATTACCATACCCGTTAGATGTTAGAAAATTTATTCTCATTGTAAAAATTTGTGCATCTATTGCCCAGCCGCAACTAGAGCCTGCAACGGTTCCTGTGCAGTGTGTCCCGTGGCCGTCGGTATCTTGATAAAATAAGCTTCTATCTGATTGACAATTATAATCTGTTCTTGCAATTACCCCGCCCATGTTAGGGTGCACCCCACACCAATAATACATAGTATCTTGCTGTCCAGCAGATGCTAGTGTGTTATTATTTGGCCAAACCGTTAATGAAACTGTACCGGTAGAAGCACCATTATTAGAAACATATCTACTATCAAAAGGAACATTAACAGCAGACCCTATAAAAAATGGATGGCTAGTTGTATTTACTAAATTAAAATCATAAACACCGGTTCTATAACTAACAGGAAACCCACCGGCTGGGTGTCTAGCTGTAGGAACGCCTACTCTATCTTTCACAACATAAACTGTATCTTTTTCAACACCATTAATAAAATATGAATTTTGTCCAGGATTACCTGGTGAAGCGCTAACAGTCACAGTAATATTTCTATCTGCTGTAACAGGGGCAAATAGTGACCAATTAAGAAACTGTAGTCTTGTTTGACCGTTTTGATCTAACCATTCAGGATGACCTGGTACTATTCCGGAATCAAGAATTATTGCATCAACACCACTACCTGTATAATAATAGGTAAACCCCATATCAAATGGGGGTAGCGCAGATAAAGAATTACATCTTCCAAACCCCCATTGTTCAGGGGTAGTATTACTACTAGAATTAAACGCCTGCCCAACAGTAGTTAATTGTCTTTTTTTACCAGCTTGACTATTAGGTTCAAATTGAACGTCTAACCTCTCTTCAACAATTACTACCCCAGGGCATTTTTTTAAAGCATTTGCTTCTTCCTCTGTTAAAAAGGCTTTAATAGTTGTAGATGAAGAAGACATGTAATCACACACTTCAACACACCGAGAAAGGGAAGAGCTTTCAGTCCCTTCAGGAATAACTCCAGGTGTATATAATTGTTCAATAATACTGTCTATTTGGTCTTCTGTTGAAGCGGTTATAAAAAATTCTTTTTTCATATGTTTAGTCTAAATATTGTTACTACCGCGTTACCGCTTAATGGCGCAAGCGGTGGTGGCGGAGGTGTTGGTGGTAGGTTGCCTAAAATATTTAGTTCAGCACCCCACAGAGCAACGTGCGAACCAAAAGTTATATTGTCTAGTAAAAATACTGTAGGGTAATCATAAGAACCGGCAGCAGGTGATACAGTCCATCTAACTTCAAAACGCTTCCATTCATTAGTCAAATTACCATTTACCGGTATGGACACTCTATCAGAGGTATTGTTTCTTGTAACGCTTATTATTTCACCGCTATTAACATTAGTACCACTCAATAATCTAGCCCAAACGGACATCCTAAATTCTCTTCCTGGGTTGTATTCATCTCTAAATTGCCATGATACATATCTAGGGGTAAAATTAGAAAATTCTGTATATATTGATCTGGCATTTTGTGAACCGTCAGGAGCTGTTCCGTAGCCAAGAGGAGAATTTTTTGTATTCCAACCATAATCCCATCCACCGCCCCCTGGTTCAAAGAAGCCATCTGGAGGGCATTCTACTCTATCAATACGAGCTGAACATGAAATATAATTTGTAGATAAGTTTGGAACATAAGCACATAACATAGCTACATTAGAATAAACCGTATTAGCGCCTCTTGCAGATATTTTTGCTCTTAGTCTTTTAACACTATTTCTAGAAATGCTTAAAGTGGAAAGTGTGGGAGAGTCTGTAGCAACTGTAATATAATTTCCTGAATATGGTAAATCTAAAGTTTCCCAATCAATAGTAACAGGAGTACTATTATTAGCAGAGGCTGTACAAGATACAGTAAAAGGCATATCTGGAATAACTTCAACTAATGATTGTAGATTTTTTATTATAGATATATTAACATCGAGTGGCTTTACACTTAAAGATGCAGAACTTGTAAAGTTTGGATTTCTTATATTGGAAGCGCTAAGCCTACACCTTATTAAAGAATTGTTTAAACTAGTTGTTGTTGACAAAAAAATAACTCTAGTTGTGGCAAAGTTAATATCATTGAAGGTAGAAGACTGATTTAGAGCTATTTGCCATTGATAGGTTATATTAGAGGTAGGTACTGTAACTCCTGATACTCCAAACACTGCAGTATCCCCATCATATACCGTGACGCTACTTGGTTGTTGGGTGATTGTTAAATTAGTAAATGGTATTATTGTTAAGGGTGTACCTAATTTTATTATAGGTATTTTAGTGCCTTTTGATAATCTTAATCTCACTACCTTATTCTACTCTTATAAACCCACCGCTTAATGCGATGTAAGACAGTAGAACCTCCGTGCTTAATGCATCTAATCCGATTCTTAAATGAATTGGATTTGCGGGATTATAATCCATAGAAACTAAAGGCAGATTTGAAGTACCGTCGTTTTCCAAAGCATCAGACGCTTGGAATATAATTTTAGTACTTCCTCCAACATCTATTGCTGCTCCGACAAACTGCTTTACCAAAGAGCGAACATTTTTGAGAGTGTTTGTTCCGCTCAATTTAATAATATCTGTTGAAGTTTCATCAGACCAATCAGGTGGGGTAGTCTGGGTGGCTTGAACTCTGAGATGTTTAGCTACATTACTGTTTGTCATATCAAGATACAGCATACCTCTTAATGATCCGCCTTCTAACAATCTATTTCCTAGATCATTTGCACTTAGTGTAATATAATTACTATATTCCATTTGCACCGCGGGAGTCATAGAAGCCATGTAAGGTGTGAGTGTATATCTTAAATTACTTAAACTATTAACAGTTGTGTGGGTGCTGTCCCAATCAGCTGATGTTTCACTAACGTCGGTGTATGTGGCATCCCAATTAGCAGATACCGTGGCTATATCATTGATTACAGAACTATATGCTTGGTCCCAATCAGCTGATGTTTCACTAACGTCGGTGTATGTGGCATCCCAGTTGGCAGAAGTCTCACTTACAGATGTATATGTAGCATTCCAATTAGCTGATGTATTGCTAACGTCAGTGTATGTGGCATCC